AGGACACAAATTCTTCCTCCACAAAATCTGTCACAAGGTCGCGCATAACGCCCTGATAATCAACCTTTTTGCAGGATGTCGGCAGGATGATCCGGCTTTTCGGGATATTCTCCGTTTCGTCGTAGCCGTTCTCGAAAAGCGGAACGAGGCGCAGGATCCGGTTTTCTTTGCTCATACTGCCGCCAAGCGGGAGAATGTCGAACTCGTACAAGTCCTGCTTCTGCACAAACTGAATATGCTCGATGTCAGCCTGCATCCCGTATTCCTCATAGGCGACAAGATGCGGTCGCCACTTCCGATGCAGCTCCATCAGCGTGTTGCAGCGCTGCGTCAGGCGCAGACGATCCCGCACAATATCGAGGATCCGGTATTTCCTATCCTCACCATGTCCGATCACGAGGAAAGTCGTGTAATCGTTTTCCTTCCGCAGCTTCCCGCCAGCCGGATCAACGAGGATAAATCGCCAAAGCTGCCGCATAGCTGAATTGTAATCCGTGTCGGCATAGACCAGCCAGCGACGATCAAAGCCCATTGCGGTATCAGCCACAGGATCAAGCAGCATCTGGCATCCAAAGACGTAAAGCCCCTGCTTCTTTCGCTTTAACTCCAAGTCATCCTTTGACATCAGCACGGGTTCGCCGTTCTCCTTACCGTTCTTGGTGCAGGGGAACTTCCTTACCTTCAGCGTTCCGCCGTCGATGATCGTGCGGTAGGTGTCGAATAGATGGTAGAAAGTGCCGATGACGCGGACCGGACAGCCAGCTACGCCGAGGTTATCCGACATCTGGAAGGCGTGAGTAGTCTTCTTGATCTGCTCGGCGGTCGAGACGGATTCCAATGTCACAACGTCATCGTAGATCATCAGGCGGAAGTGACGGCCTGTCGGCATACCGTCCACCAGCCCATGCGCCTCAATCGTAGCCTCTTTTGGGTTGCCCTTGCGCTTTACGATGATACCGTCATCAACCGACCACTTATGCGCCTCGCGCTTCGGATCCACGTGAAAGACGTCAGGCCAGAGTTTGTAGAGCTTCTCGTTCATCTCGATCTCGGTCTTGATCTGCGCGAGAAACTTCCGCGCCACGCCTTTCGTGTGCGAGAAAAGACCGATTGTGATTTCAGGATCGTTGATAATATCCTGTATGGTCAGCCCGAATGTGATGATGGTTGACTTGTAATGCTCACGCGCCCAGACATCAAGATGATTGTCAGGGCTGCGCTGGACATCACGACACCGCGCGAACAGCCACGGATTTAGCATGTCGGCGCGATTGAGCGTAAATGTCAGCAGGTAGAAGAGATCATTCTCCGATAGAACCCTAATTTTATTCTCAAGCAGTTCGGGATTATCTTCGCAGCCGGACAGGAATTTCGCATAGAATATCAGCGTCTGCCGATATTCGAGATCAAACCAATCGGGAAGATCATGCGCCATCCTTTTCGATCCCCTTCGCTGCCGCCAGCGCCTTAGCCACGTCATCCGAGAAGGCAGATAGCGACATTGAGCCGTCCGATGACTTGTTGTCAACCTCGTGACGCTCTGTCAGACCCATCATACGGGCGACGATGTTCTCCTTGATGCTGCCAGCAGCCGCCAGAGTGAATTGTTGTTCGCGGATCACGTTCTCCGCCCAAGCGATGACTTGAGACAGGTCTTTGCGCTTCTGCCGCCATTGATACCAGCACGGCTCGCTGATTCCGATGTGACGGCATAGCCCCATGATCGAGAAGGCGCGGTGCTTATAGGTCTTTCCTCGACATATCGTGCCTTCGTGAAAACCAGTTTTATCCTCAACAATCGGATTCTCGGTCGCCCATGCGAAGTACTCGCAGCACGCCTCCTGAAGATCGGCGGCAGATTCCATGATACGCTTGGCACCATGACTGGACCGGTTCATCCAGAAGTGGTTTCCGTCTAAAAATTTTCCTGATTTGCTGTCTTTTCCGTTTTCCATCATCAAATTCTAACCTTAAAAGGGGTTTGGAATCAATGGTGATAAAAAAGAGGCCGGAACTACTTGGATAATTCCAGCCTCAGTTTGTCAGAAGTTTGTCAGATATAAACGTTTAACCATCAAGGTCATATACAGCGTTGGAGTACTGTGATTGACACTCTACGACAAAAAAAAGAGGGCGTAAAGCCCCCTTTTCATGTCTATGGTGTTTTTTTAATTCACGTCTGTCCAAACGCCGTTTCCGCCGCCGACCTGCGCCCAACGATCCGCCGCGATTGCCTCAAGCGTTATCGAGCTGCCGACATCGGTGCAGCGGATCGCGTCACCAGCAGACGGGGTGAGTGTGACAACCGCCGTTGTTCCGTTCGTAGTGGAGACAGGGCCGATAATATCAGCGTCGTCTGGATTGATGTCGAAGTCATCAGCGGTTCCGCACACAAAAGTGTAACGGCATCCCAGAACGGTAGAAGCCTCCGGCAGAGGCTGAACTGCTGCGCCATCGCTGACGATGGTCGATCCGCACTGAGCTGCGGTCAGTTCTGTGGTCGATCCAGCGACCTGCAAGCTCAAAAAACCGCTCAGTTGATCGCCGCCATCGCCTGTGACATCACCGGATAGTGTTGTCGCGCCTGTCACAGTCAGCGTGCTGGATAAAGTTGTCGCCCCGGTCACGCCGACCGTTGATCCAAAAGTCACAGCTCCGGTAAACGCCTCGCCGCCCAGAGCCGCGAAATCAGCGCAGTCGATATAGATCGGCCTGCCGTTCGTCACATCAGCAGCCAGAACGCGGCACGTCACACCGTCGGTGTCGGTGCCAAGCACCAGAGCGTCAGTCTCGTTCGGATTCAGCACGTTATGATCGTAACTCGCCAGCGCCGAGTTGATAAAAAACATTCCTGCGAGCAAAAAAGCCGCCACAACAGGGTAAAGAGCGTATCGATTAAGTCGTTTCATAGTCATATCCTTTTCGGTTTTAAGTTAGCAACAAATTCTCGGAGATTTTAGCACATCGGGGGGGATCAGGACAATAAACAAAAAAGACCTTAAATAAATCGGCTTATGGTAAAGACAGTTATTCACTTTTTTCTGCTAAAAGTGCTTGCTTTCTGCACAATATTGTGCAATAATAAGTAATAGGCTGAAAACACGGGGTTTTTGGCGAATCAGTTAAGGAGAACTTACAATGAACTACGCGGCAGAAATTGAAAAAACCCAGAAAAGACTGGAAGAAAATCGTGCAGACACGCGGAAAGACTACATCCTCCGCTTTCCGAGCGGATTCTCGATCAAGTTTGACGACAAGGGCGAGCCGATGGTCACAAACGCAGCCGGAGCTGACACCATCGCCACAGCCGACATGCCGGAGGAAGCGTGGGCTTTTATTCCGGTCGTCCGGAACGGGAAAGGCGAGACGGCTGAGATCATCCGCCGCGACGGTGCAATCGAAAAGGATAACGCCGCGCTGGAAGAACTGATTAAATTCTTCTCGAAGATGGTGAACGACAACAATCTGGCGGTCGCGTAACCACAACATTTCAATCTTAAAACCACAGGAGAAGGAAATGACGAAGGAAAAATGGATTGACTGCACAGGCGATGCCGTTGTCGGCGACCGCGTAAAATTCACCGAGGCCGTTTTCGGCGGATCATACCGTAAGCCGAAGTTTCTGGGGGAGCGCGAGATCGTAGCGGACATCGTCAAGGACAGCTACGGCGCGGATAAACAGCAGCATACCTTCACGCTGGTCGTTATCAGCGCTAGCGGCGAAAGGTCTGATGAGGTGGAAAAAGGCGCTACCGTCCGGCGCAAAGGCCGCAACCTGTACCGCAACGGCACGCAGCGGATGCCGTGGGAGAACGAGGACGACCGGAAAGCAGCCCGAAAAGAAAAGCATTCACGGGGCGATGCTGCCCGTGCAGCGCGTCAAGAAAGAAAGGACGGTGCATTTTGACACAAAAACTGACAAAACCACTCATAACCTCAATTTACCCGATTGAGGAACGTATACAGATGGTCTCCGGTCTGTCAAGTAAGCTGGTCGAGAAAGAGACGCACGGGTACATCAGCTCGCAGCGCTGGCGCAATATCGTCACAGGGCGCGTGAAGAAGCTGTCCGTGCATGAAGAGCTGTACATCGACATGATGATGCGTCATAAGATGCGCGTTGACAGGACTTTTCGTCAAATCGTGGAAAAACATGCTTCACGCAGAAAATCGCAGGAAGATTTCCGAAAAGACTTGGCGAGAACAAACGGTTGGCTCGCTCGACTTATCGCCGAAGGCCTTAAAGCGGACGCAGCGGGAGGTGATGATGAGCAACACCATTGACCTCACAGCCCATCAG